GAAAGCCCGCCCCGCTTAACCAACCGCCAACCGCGCCCCATAGGGGGTGGGGGCAACGCTAGACGGGCAGAAAACTGACCCCCCGTTGCTTAAACTCAGCGCGGGTGGTACTGTGTACCCATCAAAAATATTTTTCCTAAAGTGAAATGGTGATCTAGTAAAACCGCAGGTCAGCTATTAAAAACCTGTGATGTCTATCACAAATATAAAGTATTTTTTAACAACACGGGAAATGAGTTAAATTTCCTGCCTTCTATATAGTAGGGGCTGTAAGCAGGGGAAGCCCCGAATGGTGCGCTACGCTACCGCTCCGCGAGTCCCCTAAGGACGAGCTAGCCTTTACCCCTCACTTCGCTGTGGCTCGTTCGGGCGCTAAGCCCGACCAGTACCTGCAGTCGCAGGTTTTAGTTGGGATAGTTCTATCAAATTCCGACAACCGGTATTTTATTAAAAATATCCTCAAGCCGGTATAAACGAAGAAGGCATTCCGCGCCACTCGGCGCTTTGAGGAGATATACGTGGCAGAGAATTCCGCCGACATAGCCAAGAGAATTATCCTTGGCTGTGTAGCAGAGGGTATGACCATAGAGCAAGCCTGCGCTTCAGCCGGTAAGTCTATGAAGACGTATGAGTACTACCGTCGTACCGACAAAGTATTCACCGATAAAATTGATCGTACCCGTCTGGGTCTTAAGGACAAGTCCTTTGCCTCAGGCGATGTCCACGATATCAGCTTTGAAGAATTCCGTGAGCGCTTCTTGCACTCCAAGACTTTCGCCCATCAGAAGAACATCGTAGATGTCATCGAGGGCAGGCAGCCCGGCTGGTTACACCCTTCTATGAAGTATGAGCCAGGCGTTGCCAATAACCGCATCCTGATTAACATCCCGCCAAACCACGCCAAGTCTATGACGATAACCGTGGACTACGTAACGTGGATGGTAGCCCAGAACCCGAACTTTAGAGTTTTGATTGTTTCCCAGACTCAGCGACTAGCGGCAGACTTCCTCTACGCTATTAAGCAAAGACTTACCCACCCGATGTATGAGAAACTCCAGCAGGCTTACGCCGCTGGTGTCGGCTTTAACTCTAAGTCAGCTTCGTGGCAGGCAACCCGTATCACCTTCGGAGATGAACTCCGTGAGTCAGGTGAAAAGGATCCGAACATTGAGGCCGTCGGTATCGGCGGTCAGATTTACGGCAAGCGTGCCGATATGATTATTGTAGATGACGCTGTTACTTTGAGTAACGCCAATGACTTTGAGCGACAGATTAAGTGGCTAACGCAGGACGTGCGGTCCCGTCTTAACCCAACGGGTAAGTTAATTATTATCGGTACCCGCGTAGCCTCTGTAGATTTATACAAAGAACTTCGCAATGAAGATAGATACCCAGGCGGCTTAGTGCCTTGGACATATCTAGCAATGCCAGCGCTTTTAACGGCTGATGAGAACCCCGACAAGTGGGAGACTTTGTGGCCTGCATCAGATGCACCTTTTGACGGTCAGGCTGAATCCGATAAGGATGAAGTTACTGGACTATACCCACGCTGGTCAGGCCGCAACTTATTTAATGAACGCCAATCAATGGATGCCTCAACGTGGGCATTGATCTACCAACAACAGGACATATCAGATGACTCTGCTTTTGACCCTGTATGTGTTCGTGGTTCGATTGATGGAATGCGTAAGTCGGGTCCGTTAACCGCCGGTCATCCAGGACATCCGCGAGACTTAAACGGCTTTTCTATTATCTGTGGGCTAGACCCTGCAATGATTGGTGATACCGCAGCTATCTGCTACGCAGTAGACCGCAGTACGAATAAGAGATACATCGTAGATGCTATCAAGATTACTCGTCCGTCACCGGCTGCAATACGTAACTTAATATTTGACTGGACTTCTATCTACTCACCAAGTGAGTGGATAGTAGAGAAGAACGCTTTTCAGTCCTTCCTTACACAAGATGAAGGTATCCGTCAGCACCTAGCAACACGTGGCGTTCAGTTTAAGGAACACCATACCGGCTCTAACAAATGGGATGCTGGCTTCGGCGTAGCCTCTATGTCTAGCCTATTCGGTACCAAGCAACACGATGGCAAGCACCATCGAGATAATCTTATTCACTTACCTTCAGATCAGACTGAAAATGTCAAGGCTCTGATAGAGCAATTGATTACGTGGTCACCGACTACTAAGGGTAAGACTGACTTAGTGATGGCGCTCTGGTTCTGTGAAATCCGCGCCCGTGAGATGCTCAACTACGGCAAGTACTCAAAGCATCACCTAGCAAACCCATTCCTTTCTCGTCACGAGATAGGCAAGCGAACAGTTGTCAACCTAGATGAACTATTCGCAGAGCAAAACAAAACGTTCATCTAAGGAGATCATAATGGCTAAGACAATGATTAAGAAGTCAGATATGAAGTGTAAGAAGTGCGGCAAGTCAAAGAAAGCGTGTAAGTGCTAATGGCTACAGCCAATCGTATTGAAGGAATCGCTGGCGGTTCAGGACGTGGCCCTGGTGGCTATTCATATCGCGGCAGCGAACTTAGCGCTGCAGAACGCCGTGCTCTTGTTAAGCAAAATAAATCTGCTGAGTCTTTGAAGAATAAAGATCTTGATAAGTTGGAAAAGAATAAAGCAAGATACAAAGCGCAAAAAGAAGCTCGCGCTAAACAACTTGAAGGTTCTTATAAGGTTGGTAAAAGAGTCGGTGCTACAAAAGGAATAATTGCAGGAGTAGCAGTTGGAGCTGTAGCACAAAAAGCTGTAGATAAATCAAAATCAAAATCAAAATCTAAATCAACTGTTAAGAAAGCTGGCAAAAAATAATGGCTATGAAACCAACTCCAAAGCCAAAGGTAAAAGTAAAGCCTGTCAATCCAAAGACAAAGGCTAAGATGCCGCTTACAGGACCAGCAGCAGTTAAAGCAATCCAAAAGCGCACTTCACCTCAAGGTGTAAAAGAATACGAAAAGGGCGCAAAGAAAGCTCTTGAGAAGAAGTACCCAGGATTATACAAGAAAACTAATTAAGGAAAAATAAAATGCCAGCACCATTAATAGGATTAGCAGTAGGAGCCGCAGCACGTGCTGTTGCCAAGAAGGTTGCAGGTGACGCAGCTAAAAAGGTAGCAACAAAGGCTGCCACAAAAGCAAGTGCTCGTGCATTAAAAGCAGCACAAGGAAAGTCTCTTGCTTCTCCAGTCAAGAAGGCTGTTGCAAAAAAGAATGCTAAAGAACGTTTAGTAACACAAAATCTAGCCAAAGCTAATATAAAAGCTTTTAAGCAAAATCCAAAATCTGCTTATGGAAACGCTGCTAAAGTAGCGGATGATATAAAAGCACGTGATATTAAATTTGCTAAAAAACTTCCAAATACATACGACAAAAAAACTATGAAAAACGTAAAGTCAAAAAACTTAAAGTCTAAGTAGGGACCCCACTTGTTATCAGTCAAAGAAGTTGACGCGAAACTATCGCGCTTAAAGACACGCTCATCAGCGCGTGACCAGCGTATGCGCGATGTTCTCTCCGTGCGTCAAGGTGATATCTCTAAGGTATTTCCTTCAATGTTTTCAGAGGACTATCCAAAGCCTCTCGTCGCTAACTTCATTGACGTTGCAGCACGTGACCTTGCAGAAGCAATGGCACCGCTACCTTCCTTTAACTGCTCAGCTACCAATATGGTCTCTGACGCACAACGTAAGGCAGCAGACACCCCTACTCGTATTGCCAACTACTACGTCGGTTCATCTGACCTACAACTTCAGATGTATACCGGTGCTGATTGGTACAACACATACGGTTTGCTTCCAGCAATTATTGAAATGGATTACGAGACAAACAACCCTCGTATCCGTTTGCTTAATCCTTTTGGTGTATATCCTGAAGTAGACCGCTTTGGTCGCTGTATCTCTATGACTCAAGTAGTCGTAACAGATGCTGAGACACTAGCGTCACAGTACCCAGAGTTCTACGATCAGATTATTAACCGTCGTGCCTACCAGACATCATCTCCATATATCTCAATGGTGCGCTACCACGATAAAGACCAAGACCTTATCTACCTACCAGAGCGTGAGAACCTAGTTATCTCTCGTGTTAAGAACCAGATTGGTAAGTGTCTAGCACGTGTTGTCACTCGTTCATCATTAGATGGCGAAGCACGTGGTCAGTTCGATGATGTACTAGCAGTACAACTTGCTCGTGCTCGCTTTGCAGTATTGCAGATTCAAGCCGCTGAGAAGTCTATCCAAGCACCTATTGCTATTCCACAAGATGTGCAAGAACTTGCTTTGGGACCTGATGCAATTATGCGTTCATCTCAGCCACAAAACATTCGTCGTGTTCCACTAGAGCTACCACCTGGAGTATTTACAGAATCAGGTGTTCTAGAGCGTGAACTACGCTTAGGTGCTCGCTATCCTGAGTCTCGTTCAGGAGATATCAGCGCATCTGTTGTTACAGGTCGTGGAGTCCAAGCACTACAGGCTGGATTTGATACACAGATTAAATCAGCTCAAGCACAATTTGCACGCCTCTTCCAAGAACTCGTATCTATGTGTTTTGAAATTGACGAGGTTGTCTTTGGTTCTATGACCAAGACAATTAAGGGAACAGATGACGGTACTCCATACACAATGAAGTACACACCATCTCGTGATATCAAGGGTGAGTACGGAGTAGACGTCCGTTACGGAATTATGTCTGGTATGGATCCTAACCGTGCAATCATTGCATTACTACAGATGCGTTCAGATAAACTTGTATCACGTGACTATGTACGCCGTGAGATTCCAATGGACCTCAATGTAACTCAGGAGGAACAGCGTGTTGATATTGAAGAGATGCGTGATTCTTTGCGTGTGGCCGTTGCTCAGTATGCTCAAGCTATTCCTGCTATGGCGGCGCAGGGGCAAAACCCTGAAGAGATTGTCAAGCGTATCGCTGGTGTTATCCAAGGTCGCCAAAAGGGACTCTCATTAGAGTCAACTGTAGAAAAAGTATTTATGCCAGAACCCGTTCCACCAGTTGCGCCAACTGCGCCAGGTATGGAGCAACAGATTCCAGCAGCAGGTGCGGCCCCCGCTCCTGCCTCGCAGCAACCTCCACAAGAACAAGCTGGTCAGGCCCCTGCTGCTGGTCAACGTCCCGATATAGCGCAACTA